GACAAAGCGGGGATAAAATAAGCAGCAAGCCATAAGGTTTTACCTGATGGGTTTAAAGGCGAGTTCTCAAAAGCTACATCGCCTGAGGTAACGCCTGTTGGCAAATTACTTAATAGGTGGCTAATAAGCGCTTGTTTAGTGTTTAAATAACTCATAATGACCTTATCTTGTTTCGCATTCGCATTAGTGCCGCCCTAACCCACCCTTTCGGCGCTTGTAAGCTGTAGCCGCCTTTAGATAGTTTAATGTATTTCTTTTTCTTTTTGTCGTAAGAACCTTTCTTAACAGGGTTAGGAAAGCCACCATACTCTAATACACCAATATAAGGCAGATTGTTAGTGAAAAATATCTTCTTGCCTAAGACGTTTTTTGGCATCTTGCTGGTTTGAATTAAAGAAGCACCACCGCCAACACTTTCACTAGTTGTTGTTTTGTTCGATGGAGTGCTAACAGATAAAAACCAATTATTTCTTGCTCTGCCTGTATCTGCTGGTGTTTCTTGTACTATGTTCTTTAATCCCGCAAGGTAAACGCCGCGTATATCATCATTGGCGCTTTGCTCTAATTGATCAATGGCTAATTTAACACCTTTTAAACCTATTAATGGCATTACTGCTGCCTCACTTGTGCGATATAACACAAAACATCACTTGTTGGTGCTTTGACGTCAACATCTATTACAATAAACTCGTCATTGCCTTGCTTGATAATATTACCTGTTTTTATTTCAACATCATTGTTACTAACAAGCTCTCTATCGCCAGCGACAATATTACCGCCTATCAATTCTTTGTTGTAGCTTTTAAATATCGCATCAACCAATAAAAAAGGCGTTACCGTTACCGTTGGCGTATCAAGTGGTGTGCCACCACCTACAACAGTCTTTTGCATTAGGTAAACCTTATCAATACTAGGTGAGCCAGTTTTATTAACAGCCTTGGCTAAACCTCGTTTAATTCTGCCCTGTATATATGCGCTAGTCATTAACCTAGAAACCCAAAGTTATTTGCGTTAAGTTGACCAAAGCCACCAACGCCGCCACAATTAGCAGCAGATAAACCAGCTTTAGTAAACGGGAATAATTGATTGTCTACACCTTGAATGCTTGCGTTGCTATCTGCGCTAGAGCCATCTTGATATGTTTCAGAGTAAACGCCGTCAACGTTAAAGCTTTTAAGCCTTTGACCATCGTCTACATTGTTAGTTGATGCGCCGTTGTTGATTGCGTCAGCGCCGTATAACTGCGCCATTTTAACTTCTTGCGGGATTATATCGCTAGCAACTTCAAAGCAGTTCTGCAACACGTCTTCACGTGGGAAAATACCGGTTTGCTCTGCATTAACTCTTGAGCCTTGTAGGTTCCTTTCTTCTGTTAATAAGATTAAATAGCCATTGCGCAACGTAATCTCCGCCTCTGTATCGTCATCAGGCAAAGCAATGCCATAGCTAGCCGCTAATGACCTAGCATCAACCAAGCTTAAAAATGAATCTGCATTAGGAACAATTGTTCCATCTTCTACGGTTAACGCCATTGTAAAAACCTCTTTGTAATTTGCTTAATTATAACATATACAATTAATTTTAAAAGTTAGCAAAAAAAAGCCCTCAATTAAGAGGGCTAAACATTTTACTAGCTATTATTTATGGCGCGTCACTTGGTGTAGCATTTATCAAGTTACTACTCACCATATTGGTTGAGTACCACTTGTAGACTGAACCACTTGTATTAGTATAGCTCTGGTTCTTCAAGGAGTTCCAGCTTTCAGGATTCCCGTAATAAATACCGTCACCACACCATACAGAGTTAACGTATTTGTGTGTATTAGCGTTATTGTGAACGTAACCACTAGCATTGTTATATGTCGCTTTACGCCACGGTCTGCTAGTCATTACATCTTCCATGAACTTCTTAGGGTTGTTACAGTGCCATGCTATTTCCTCATCAGTTAACAACGCTACCCCTTGTGGCAATGTTGACTGAGTAAGCGCCGCAACTTCTCCCTTGAAGTACTTTGATGAGAATTGTTGCCCGATGTAGAAATAAACGTCTATCTTGCCATTAAAGCCGTAATTGCTATGAGTCCAAGCGCCTTGGATTTCAGAAACCGCACCAGTTGCCATAACTCTACTGATAACAAACCTACTATAGTAATCATTCATGCTTGAACTTGAAGAGCCTGTCACGCCCCCGTCGTATTGAATGTTAATTCCATACCATTCATTAGTATTAATATTGTCAGTGCTTGTGAATTCTAAATTGTTGTAACTAGAGCCAAACTTGAAGTTTAACTTGCCATTCTTTCTAGTTAGCATCACACCACCCGCTGTATTGCCTTGCGTCCAGATAGCTCTTTCGTTAGACGTGTTGGAATCTGTACACTTAAACCATACACTAACAGTCCAAGGCTGGGAATTGCTCCAAGTTTCACCACTGTTGACAGTTGTGCCACCTGATTGATTGTACATGTAGAGAGGGTTACTTTGTTGACCGCTCGGGTTAGCTCTTAAGTAATCATTAGAACCATCAAAAGACATAGCCTTAGTAAATGGCGTATCTGACCCACCGATTGATATATCAGTCGAGTCATTACTAACATCGTTTAATACATCAATTGTAAGCGTACCTTGAACAGAGCCGTAGTTATTAGCTTTTGTTACATTCAATACGTGCTGAATGTCTATGCCGTCAGTAATAGTCTCAGCAGTACCTATTATAGCAGTACCGTTATCAGCATAACCCGCAGGGATATTAGCTACATTGTATGTGTTTGTATCTCCTGCTTGTTTATACACAATATTTACCGCGCTACCTTCCATCACATTCTGCTGAATGTTTGTAAAGGTTGGCGCGTGGTTGCTGTCAGTGTCGGTTATTTGTTCATTCCACACAATAGAAGTTGAGCCGCCCCATATACCATGACTTGGTGCTACAGTTCCATTGCTAACAAAGTTAGTATCTGGATAGTACCAAGTGGTATTAGTAAGATCATCAACGAAAGTCTTTGTGGAACTTGAGCCGCTACCACCTTCCACCAAATCAATAGCGTTTGCTTCTGCTGCTGACTTGAACAATGGGTACTCAAAGTTACCGTCTGGACTTTCTATGTAGTACCAAGTGCCAACGTTAGAGCCGCTTTCTGTGGCTGTTAAATCATACTTAGTTAATACAGGTAAAGCGCTGACACTAGAGTTGTAAGCATTAGCACCGAAATACAAGTGCACCGCTGTACCACCTGTAGAAGTGTCACAAGTCATTATTAACTCCTGTGTTGACTCGTCCCACATTTCTAGAACATTGCCTGTCACATGCCTGTATGAAACTAGAACAGGGTTGCCGCTAGGCTCAGCCCATTTTGTAGGGTATGCAGGTTTTGAACCGTATTTACTGTTGGCCGTGTTCATTGTCCAACCATTGACGTGATGCAAAACCTCTTGTGCATCCCACCTCCAACGGTTTACCATATCGCCTATTACGTCATCGTTACCAGTTGCCGCGCCAGTGTATCCTTGTGCGTAGCTCCTGTTACCTCCAACAGAAGGCAAGGTGAAAGTGAATTTCTCATTAGGTAAGATTGACATGTTAGACTTTATAACTGTCTTGTTCTCAATACCATCAATCCATTCACCATTTTCTGAACCGTCATAATCTGCAACTATTGTCCAGCGCTCTGTACGCTCTTGCATTACAGGAAACTTGGCGTTAGGTTGGTTATCTCCACCCATGAATATAGTTACGTTAGCTCCTATAATTTCTAGGTTAGACTTACCGATTATAATCTCTTGACCACCCGTGATATCTAGTAAGTATAAGTACCCGTCATTACCAAACCTTAAACACAGAACAGTATTGTTATTGATGCTATAACCATTTACAAACCTAGTTGCCACATCGACACCAACAGAAGTTTCTCTGACGGTATTGGTCGAACTACTGAACTTAAAGTTAGTACTCCATTTGGCATCACTAAATACCTCTACTTCGTCATAGTTTTGCTCTAAACCATTCCAAACACCTAATACATAAGTACCTGAATCACTATGCGTCCATATGTACTCGTGACCTTTCTCTAAGAAGTCACCATTGTAAAATGGTTGCTTGCCTTTGATGCTTGCCGTAACCGTGGGAGAGCCTACGGGGTTAGTAGCATCCGCACCATAAGCAATAAACCAGTTGTCTGTCTGTGCAGGTAAAGACGAGCCGCCGCCAGTATTGACACCCACTTCTGATTCCAAAAACTCTTTATATTGTTGCAACGTCAAAGTGAACGCACCATTAACAGTGTCATTCATAGAACTTAAAGAGTTACCCGCTTGAACACCATCAACAAAAACATGACCAAGCTGTAGGTTATTTAGCTGTATCTTGTTACTTCCCTTTTGAATAATATCAATAGAGTTGGTTTTCTGGATTGATTGCAATTCGTTAATGTTATAAACATTGATAACATTGCCGCCAATACCC